AAACTAAAGACACCTGCAGAATTTGCTCATGAGATCGAAGAACTAGTATGGGAACTTGACATCGAGTATATTGATGCAGTTATCCTGTACTGTGAGCGTAATAAGATTGAAGTGGAAACAGCAGCATCCTTTATCAAGCTGAACTCTAATATGAAGAGTAAGGTTCAGGGTGAAGCTGAAATTCTAAACTATCTACCCAAGATAGCGAGGCTTCCTAACGTATGACCCCATATGAGACTTATGTCTTGTACTCTGCTCTGAAAAATCACTTCACGACTGAGTCATATGATTTCATAAAATATAATGGTAAGATTAAAACATCTATTGATCAATTCCAAACTCGTAAGGATAGGTTCTTCTTCGCTAAGTTAGCCAAGAGAAAAGATGTCAAAGACTTTTTAATATCAAATTTTGTCATTGGTGAGTCTAATCTTTGGGTAGGTGATCTAGTCGGTAATTCTAAATATGAACAGATCTATGTCGACTGGAAGAAAAGATTTCAAGCACTATCATATTATTTTGAACAAGAGCTAAAAAACTGCTTGACTTCATTAGATGAAAACGTTATAGTAAAGAATCAACAGCATCCCTTTCTGCTGAAGATATTCCTTCGTAAGAAGATAAGCATAGAGAGTCTAATCATACTAGATGATCTCTTAGGTTTCTCCGAGCATTGGAATAAAGAACTGGGTGACGATATTGTGTGGAAGGAAGTTAATTTGTTATGTAAAAAATATCGTCCCTTTCTAAATTATGATAAACAGAAAATGCGAAATATTGCCTTGACTGTTTTTGATAAATAGGTTATATTATTGAGTACGTGGATAATCACATATACAAACATACAAACATATGGAGAATACTAATGGATTTTGCTACACTAAAGAACTCACGTTCGTCTGAACTAACTAAGCTAACTGCTCAGCTTAAGAAGATTAATACCAATGAAAATGCTTCATCTGCGGATGATCGCTTCTGGTATCCTGAAGTAGACAAGACTGGCAATGGCTATGCCGTTGTTCGCTTCCTACCTGCTCCTGCCGCTGAAGACGTGCCTTTCGTACGCACTTGGGGTCATGGGTTTAAGGGTCAAACCAGCGGCAAGTGGTACATCGAAAACTCCCTAACAACAATCAACAAGCCTGATCCAGTCAGCGAGTATAATACTCAGCTATGGAACTCGACCACTGATGACAACTCACCTGCTCGTAAGCAAGCTCGTGACCAGAAGCGCAAGCTAACCTATATCAGCAATGTGTATATCGTTAGCGACCCTTCGAAGCCACAGAACGAAGGTAAGGTGTTCCTCTTCAAGTATGGTAAGAAGATCTTCGATAAGCTTAATGAGGCGATGAATCCTCAGTTCGCTGATGAGAAGCCTTTGAATCCCTTTGATCTCTGGGAAGGTGCCAGCTTCAAGATCAAGATCCGTCAGGTCGAAGGCTATCGTAACTACGACAAGTCTGAGTTCTCGGATCGTGGTCCTCTGAACAATGATGATGGTGAACTAGAGCGTATCTGGAAGTCAGCCCACTCGCTCCAGGCGTTCCTGGACCCGAAGAACTTTAAGGAGTACGATACCCTTAAGACTAAGCTAAATGACGTTCTGGGACTGACTGCAAAGGTCTCCAGGGAGTTCCAGGAGGACGCTCCAGTAGCGTCGGCTCCTAAGCTCCGGGAAGTATCCGCCCCACCGGTCGGAGCCTCTGCAGCCGCCTCAGATGACGATGACGATCTTAGCTACTTCAAGAAGTTGGCTAACGACTAGTCCTAATCCTATTGGGTGAACTTGGGGGTGGAGAAATCCATCCCCATTTTTTTATATAGCGTGCTGACTTGATCCTGTGGCTGGTTGATTGACCCCAAAATGCCTCTCTATAGAGTGATACCATCCAAAGGTGCCTGATTCTGCAGATAATTTATTTGGTGCCGCTTTTTTTTGTTGTTGCTGTGGCGCTGGCTGAGATGTTGGTGGAGAATCCTTTTGTGGTCCATCGCCTTCTTGCGCGCTTCCTTTATCTAAGCCACCCACTTTTATTAAATTTTTTGCCCATTCAGGGGCACTGGGGTAATGGTAATCTGCTCCCCATGTCATAGGAGTGGCATGTGAGATGTCATAATGTAAGTGATCTCCTTCAGCACCCAACCCTGTAAATCCCATAGATACTGCCACCTTTGACACTTCTTGTTGTTCTGTATCAGTTAATGATTTTACAGAAATATCTACAGCTTTACCAACTACGTGTGGATTTGAGGGTCCCCCACCATAAGATCCTAATGGTCTTTTACCACTAGTAATTAATAATTTTTTACCAGTTTTCTTTTGGAGATCTCCCACCATTGATATCACCTTTGGATCTGTGCCATCAAGTGATACACCTGGTTTAAGATAAAGACCTTTTGCATCTGCTTTACCAGTAAATGCTTCTACAACTGTCTTATAACCAGTCGACACAGCTGAAGCGACAGCACTAGCAGCACCTGTAGCAAAGTTTTTAATCGAACCAAAAAATGATGGGGATTTCTCAGGAGGTTTAGTATTAGCTACATTACCTTTACCTTCATTTTTTGAAACAGATACTGATGATTGATTTTGTGTAGATTCAGATGTTGCCTTTTTCTCACTTTTACCTGTAGTTATTTTTGACGAAGATTTAGAAACTCCTGATATTGCAGCTGCAGTAGTAGTATCATTTTTATTTTTTTGATTAGGCATTGCAATTTTTGTATTAGCAATACCAACTGGTGCAGGTGTATTTTCCATAACTTTAGCTGGTGCTGGTGCTGTGTTAGTTTGTTTTGTTTCTGTAGCAGAAGGTTTCTCTGGAACAGCTGGTGCTGGTGCTGTGTTAGTTTGTTTTGTTTCTGTAGCAGAAGGTTTCTCTGGAACAGCTGGTGTTGGTGATTGCTCCTCATCAGTTGCAACCTTTTCAGGAGTTTCTTTTACTGTATCTTGTGGTGTGTTAATTACTTCTGGTTGTTTATCTTCCCCCGGAGGTTTCATTACTACTGATACCGCATTAGAAATTGCTGTTACAGCATTTGAGAATGTATCGGAAATAAACTTTTCTATATCAGAAAACATAGATGTTATAGCTGTGAAAAACTCTCCGATTTTTTTTGTCATATATGCAAATAAATTCACTAATAATGGAGCTATAAGCAATAAAAGTAATGATAATATTAAAGAGAATAAAGAGGAGGATTTTTCCTCTTTCTTTTTAGCGTGTTTCTTTTTTGCACCACCCTTACTTGCAACTGTGTGAAACAAATATTTGTCTTCAAGTTTAGATATTTTTAAAGATAATATTATATTGTTGTTCACACTTTTGGCTATATTTCTCCATTCTGTAACAACTTTTACAATATTAATTTTTATTGATTCAACTGTTTTATCGAGTTGATCAATTTCATTTTCTTCTTTTAATTTTTCAGTTATACTTTCAATACTCATAGAGCAATAACACCCATTGCTGGATCGTTAGCATTAAACATTACTGATACCAAATCATCCATAAACGACTGATGCGCGGGATCAGGAATATGATATTGTGTTCCTTGTTGAGCATTTTTTCTTTTGTCTCCCTGGTTTCCTTGAGGTTGAGACATAGCTTTGCCACCACCAACAGCTGCTGGTTGAGTAGAAGAACCTTTAGATGCCCCAGGAACCTGCGGGGGTGCTGGCGGAGCGCTAGCTGCTGGAGTTGCTGATTTTTGTGCCATTGCTGCTGGCGGTCCCACAGCTGGACTTGCTTTTGCAGATGAAATTGGAGATATAGCAGCACCAGCTGAAGCTATCATACTAACAATTTCTGCTCCGCGCTGACCTACTTGTTTATACCATTTACTGGTTTGTAAATCTTCAGCAGCACCTTTAAAATCTGCAGCAATAAGTTTTTTTGCCGTGTTTGGCCAGTTATCCCACCATTGTCCCATATTATATGCAAGATCTACCATTGCCCCCTTGCCCTGAATATTCGCCTTATTATACCCTGGAGTTTTCTTTG